TGGGATACACAATAGAAGCACCAGCAACTATTCTTATGCAACAAACAAAAGATGGTGTTGGCTTGGCTTTGATGCCATACATGCCTTATACTGAAGGAAAGGTAATATTGTTCAGTCAATGCATTGCCACCGAAGGAACTCCATCGACCAAAATGGTCAATGAATACAACCGATTATTCGGTTCAGGGATCGAGATCGCTCCAGCGTCCGCTCTAGTCGGTCTGTAACCCTCTCTAGGCTCTCTCCAGCCCTCCCTCCAAACCCTCTCTCGTAGAGGGTTTTTCACATTCTAAACCCTTGTAGATACAGGGGTTTCTAATCCCCTCAACTCTGTAGGGTTACTCCATAAAGGTGTTGTCTTTAATTGCAACTTGCTGTATAATATAGTCTTAGAAAGTTGAAAAGGAAATGAAAATGACTGAATTTGAAAAGCGTTGCTACGGTATCTCTGAATCTGACATTCGTGAGCAGTACATGAGTTCGATTACTGCTCGTCTGAGTGGTTTGGAAATGGTTGCGATGGGTGTTCTTTCTGATGCTCAAGAACTGATGACCTTTGGTAATGATCAAGCAACTGATCAAGCACGCAAAAACATCAATATCGCAAAGTTCATTCTGTCAGAAATGATGGAAGCCCGAATGACTGAAACTGTTTAATTAAAAGGAAAATATATTATGTTCTATAAATCAAAATCTGAGATCCGTGCTGAAACCGAAAAACAAGTGAAGCTGTTTTTGAAGAAAGGTGGATCGATCGAAGTTGTAAAGGCACGCAAAGCACCAACGCAACGCATGTCTGGTAAAGTTACAAGATCTGGTTCCACTGGGACTTCTGGTTTTGCAGCTGGATTCCCTCGCAAGAGTTGCATCTAAGTGTTGTCTTTAATTCAGAATTGAGGTATAATAGTAGTATGAAAATCGAAAAGGAATTGCAAATGTCAAACGAATTCAAATCTTGGGAAGAAATGTCTGTGTTGGAACAAATGCAATGCCAGTACTGGGATATGTACAAGGATGCGTATGGCGTCCGTCCTCGTGGTATCGATACCACTGAGTGGACTGAGGAAGAATTCATGGCTGAATTCGAAACTCTTGGTCGAGTCATCGAGCGTGAAGAGATTGCTCGCAAAGAAAGCGAAGCCAATGCGTCTGTTCGGTTCGAAGCACAGATGGATTCTTTAATGCAGGCTGGCGCAGTTAGTCGTGATGCTGCACTCAAATGGATTCACGAAGCAGAAGGTAGCGATGGTGACGATGAGTACTTGTGCTTTTTGCTAGGTCTTTCCTATGGTTACTTTAGGAAAGCAGCATGATTCTCGCCAGAGAAATTACCAAATGGGATGTTGAATACAGACAACCCAACCACACTTATTTGATGTCCGAAAATATGGAAAAGATTTTCGGTTACTTCATGTGGAACAATCCAAAAGATTTTAAGATGTTTAGCAAACCAATGCGGTTTGATACTCGATATCGTAAATTCAAAGTTCTCAAACGCAACATGCACTTCGAAGGACAAAAGTCCACGAATAAAATTTGGGAAATTAAAGGTAGCAAAGACCATGTATATACCGTAGAAGAATCAGAGAATGGTATGGTCTGTAGTTGTATCGGTTTTAAATATCATGGTAAGTGTAAACATATTGATGGAGTGATGAATGAACATAAATGAATTTCTAAACAGTCTTGCTGAAAATGCCTCACGCAATTTCAAGATCGACCAATTAAACGCACAGAGCGATAACGAAACTCTGCGTGAGGTTATTCGGCTAGCACTAGATCCATTCACTCAATTCTATCAACGAAAGATTCCTGAGTATACCACTGACTCAAAACAAACAAGTCTTGATCAAGCCATGCTTGCATTGTATGACTTGAAAGAAAGAGTCGTGACTGGTAATGCAGCAATTGAATATCTCCGTATGCTTCTCTCATCCGTATCGGCTGATGATGCCAAGGTATTAGAGAGAATCATCTCCAAAGATCTGAAGTGTGGTGTTGATGTATCGACTGCCAATAAAGTTTGGTCTGGTTTGATTCCTGAATACCCATGCATGTTATGTTCACCATTTGAGCAGAAGTTGGTTGACAAGATTAAGTTCCCAGCCTATGCTCAAATGAAAATGGATGGTATGCGATTCAATGCCATTGTCCGTGATGGTAAAGTAGAATTCCGTAGTCGAAATGGTAAACAGATTCTGTTGTTGGGTAATCTCGAAGCAGAGTTCGCAAAACTTGCTGGTAATGTTGATTGTGTATTCGATGGTGAGTTGTTGGTCATGGATGACATGACGATGCAGTTCGCAGATCGACAAACAGGTAATGGTATCCTCAACAAAGCAAACAAGGGTACAATCTCTGCAGTAGATGCAGCAAAGGTTCATGCAACTGTTTGGGATTTGATTCCTTATGTAGCATTTGTTGATGGTTATTGTTTGACTCCATATGCAAAACGATTCGCCACTTTACAAGCAATTGTAGATAAACAAGAATCTGCAGGCAAAAAGATTTGGTCTGTGACTTCAACCATCGTGCAAACACTAGAAGAAGCACAAGACATTTTTCAAGGTTATCTTGCAGATGGATATGAAGGTATTATCCTTAAAGATGGTAGTGGTGAATGGGAAGACAAACGAAGTAAGACTCAGATTAAATTCAAAGGTGAATTGGAATGCGATCTTAAGATTGTTGCAGTTGAAGAAGGTAAAGGTAAAGCAGTAGGTATGCTTGGTGCAATCATCTGTGAATCCGCAGATGGAATTGTAAAGGTAAATGTAGGATCTGGTTTCAATGATGCACAACGAAAACAATATTGGAAAGAAAATTTAGTTGACAAAATCGTGGCAGTGAAGTATAATTCTAGAATCAAGAACAAAAGTGGAGAAGAATCTTTGTTCCTTCCAGTGTTTATTGAACTGCGTGATGATAAAGATGTTGCAGATAATTCAAAGGTGATAAAATGAAAGTAGTAATCAATCGTTGTTATGGTGGTTTTGGTTTGAGCCACGAAGCTGTTATGCGATACTTTGAGATTAAAGGTATCACTGTATATCCAGAACAAGAAAAAGGTATTGGTAGTTGGAAGTTTTGGACTTACTGGATAGTTAAGCCAGAAGATCGCATTGAATCCAAGGAAGGTGAAGCCTTCTATGCTATGTCAATGGAAGATCGTCGTGCCTATAACCAAGCACATTCTGAACAAACTGTTTATGAACGAGAGATCGAACGACATGATCCAGCTTTGGTTCAAGCAGTTGAAGAACTCGGACATAAATCATGGGGTCAACACGCTGAATTGGCAGTTGTAGAAATTCCAGATGATGTTGATTATGTTGTTGAGGAATATGATGGCATGGAACATATTGCCGAAGCACATAGGACTTGGGGTTAATTATGCGTAGAGAATTAGACGAAGCACTCTGTGCAAAGTATCCGCTGATCTTTAAAGATCGCAATGCAGATATGCGAACTACAGCCATGTGCTGGGGACTTGAGTGTGGTGATGGTTGGTATAATATCATCGATGTTCTTTGTGGTCTATTGACTTCTGATTATCGCCAAGCACAAAGTCGTTATGAATCTATCAAAGATAAAGTTGATCAACCACGCTGGGAAGGTAGTAAAGATATTATCACCCAAGAAAAGATTGACGAAGCCAAAGTAAAACTAGATGAAGAAACACTGAAGGTTCCAGTTGCTGTTCAAGTGAAAGAGAAATTCGGTGGACTGAGATTCTATGTTCAGGCTGCAACTAAGGAGCACTATAACTATATCTCATTTGCTGAGAGTATGAGTTATCGTACATGCGAATCGTGTGGTGCTGATGGTAAGACTTACACTGATGGTTGGCATACAACTCTTTGCGACATCCATGCAGCAATGGCTGGCAAGGAAGAAGAATATGAGTATGAGGAGAATGAATAATGTTTTACGGTAAAGAAATGGTTGAAGAAAACTTTAATGTTCTCCTACAGAAATTAGAACAACAAGAATTGTTTTTGTTTGAACCAATGCCAAAGTATAAAGAAGGTGACAGGTGGACTGACGAATTTCGTACTCGTGATGGTCACACTAAACTTGCTGATGGTTCATGGGTTACTATTCATAAAGTAACTACTTGGGTTGAGAAACTCAAGAAAGATACCACAGAGTTGTATGAGCAGAACTCGCAACGATGCCGTGAGATTCAGTTGTTGAAACAACAAAGATATGAAATGGAATATGGATTGCGAGTTGCTGAAAAGGCATTGAAGAACTCGCTGGCTTTAACTAAGGAGATAATTAATGACTA